GTGGTTTTTTTGTTGTTATTAGAAGATGTTTTAGAAGAATATTACTATCACTGTTTAGCAAGTGGATTCACAGATAAAACAATGATCAACAAAAATCAGGAATATAAGCAACTTAACAAATTCATTATCGAGGAAAGACAAGTAACAGAATTAGAATCTATCACACATCACGATTTAAAAAGCTATATCAGATCAAAGCAGATGAGTGGACTTCAACCATCATCTATCGTATCGATGTCAAAGCAAGTGAGAGCATTCTTCAGTTGGTGTGTAAAAGAAGAATATATACAGATTAATCCTATGGATAAAGTTACGCTTCCTAAAGTTGGTACAAAGATGCTTACTGGATATACAACACAGGAAGTCACAACGATGATCAATTGCTTCAACAATAAAGAATATTTAGAGATACGTAACAAGGCTATAGTCTCATTAATGGCAGATTGTGGCTTACGCTCAATTGAGATCAGGAGATTCACTCATTCATCTATTCACGACAATTTTATATTGATCAGTGGAAAAGGAAACAAAGAGAGAATAGTCAATCTCAGCTCTATCGTCAAGAAAACACTGATCAAGTATGAGCGTGTGAAAAAGCAATATTTTAAAGGAAAAAATGTCCCATACGAGAATTATTTTCTGAATTATCGTGGGGAAGAGATGAGTCATGTTGGCATTCACAATCTAGTTAAAGAAGCTGGCAGACGAGCAAAAGTTAAAGAGGCTAGACCGCATAAATTTAGGCATTTCTTTGCTGTTCAGAGTTTGTTGAATGGGATCGATATTTATAGTTTATCTAAGTTGTTGGGACACTCAGAAGTGAATACAACTGAGCGCTATCTCACTAGTCTCAACGTAAAGGATTTGCTTGAGGATTCAGTTAAAACTAGTCCATTGACTAATATGAAAAAATAACACAAAAAAGGCTCAGTAGGTGCTACCAACACCACTCAGCCAACGGATTATCAAAGCTTCACAACGCTAATTGAATAGGCTCTGATACCTTTCATTATACCATTTAATCTGGTGTATGGCAAGGTGTTTGAGCAGACGTGGACTGCCCAATAATACGTCTATAATCTAACCTTGATATGTTACGGCTTATCAGATGCATAAACTAAGCCTAGGATACAAAAACACCTCCCTGTTGGTGTGGTATCTGAAGGGTGAAAGCTACCATAACGCTGATCGAAGGAAGGGTATGCATCTAAGGATGCGTAGGACAAGCCACATACAATCAAACTCTGATTATCGGAGTTTGATTCAACTGTCAGGGATACTTGAAACAGTAGGCTTGTTTAGAAGAGATTCTAACGATAATAGGGGTGCTATACGGATACTTCGGGTCAGACTAGACCATATATCACAATCGGCTGCTACTTACATTGATAATTTTATATTTTTATCCGTGTAGGTAGTCGATTTGTGTCTAGCCGTTGCTTGGTATCGCCTACCCATATATGGGGAAGTCAAGAGATAAAGTCAAGTAATAACAACCATATAAGATAATTAATTATGGTCTGATGGTGGACGTGTCATATTTCAGCTAGCTAGCGCAAAGGTTTTTGAGAAGTATACTTCTCAATTTGATTACAACCACCTTAAATGCACTTTAAATCTATAAGCTGTAACACTAACACATTAAATGTACCTTAAGTCTGCATTAAGAATTAAAATATATCGCCAAGAAATCTTAGCGATAAAAAAGACTGAGCAACATAAGTCACTCAGTCATCATCCGATACAAATTCAACAATATCACACGAAGAATCTACATCCAGAGCCTTACAAAGTAGATCCAGTGTCTCAAACTGTATTCCATTAGAATTGCCATTGAGTAGCTTGCTGATAGTATTACGATGTACTCCAGTCAATTCAACTAATTTAGAAGTTGATAATCCTTTTGTCTCCATTTGGTATCTTAAATTTAATTTAATCATGTTAGCCTCCAGTTCATGTGTCTGACCTTAGTATACATCATGATGTGCATTTATTACAAATAGATGTTGACATGCACACTATGATGTGCAATAATAAGGTTAGTTAAGAAATACGAAAAAAACAGGAGGTATTTAATATGAAGCTGATTTATAAAATGAACAACTATTTCTTTGATGAAGATACAATCCTACTATCAGATGCACTATGGTTCTATGCTCTAGTACCATCATCTATGATTATCGTCTTAATTATGCTGGGAGGTCTCACATGAATAACCAAGAGTGGACTGAGTTAATCAAAGAAGCAAAAAATCTAGGATTAACAAAGGAAGAAATATCACATTTTCTAAAACGTGAAGGAGGTCTCAGATGAAGATTGAAAAATATTTTGCAAAGGATAACAACTATATTCGTCAACTATCAGTAGAATCTTCAGAAGAAATGACTGCAATAGAATTAGCATTGCAGCAATACAAGCAGACTTTAAATGATCTCAATGCTGATCAAGAAACTGGCCACATGAGAAAAATATATAACGCAACTTGTCGCATGATTGATGAGATTGAAAAGAAATAGGAGGGAAATATGGACATACTTAAAAAGCGTTTAGATGTCATTCTGGCAGTAATTGTAGTAGTAGGTATTTGCATCGGGTTACTCATTTCAGCCATTCAAGAGGATATGGAAGTGGCTTCTAATGAGGAACCTGAGATAGTTGGAGATGAAAGTGTAGTAGAAGCTGGAAAAAGAGAATCAATACCAATATCACTGGAAGATTTTTTATATGAATATACTCTAATCGCTATCAATAAAAACATGACTTATCCTGATACCGACAGTGACAAAACGCATATTTCTTCGGCTAACACTACGCTTTATGTTGAAGGAGAGTCTGACGAAGCAACAATCATGATTAGTTTTGAAGATGACGATAGTTACACGGTTAATAGCATCACATGCTTTGACTGTACGCAAGAATACAGAAAAGCGATAAACGATTCCTTAGAAATAAATGGGTTAGAAGTTGATGAGGATTATAATATCGGATATAAAAAGGAAACAAAGTCCTTGTTAATCAGAGGGATTTAATGTGACAAAATTGTGAACAAATATAGAGTTTTATACCATGTATAGTATAAGAATATTCTGACAAGTCTATTGACAATTAATAGAAACCGATGTAATATAGTAGATAGATACAAAATAATAATAGAAAAAGGGGACATAACATGACAACAACTGCAAAAGAAATCCCGCATTTTAAAGGATGGTCTAAAATTCCTGAAGGTTACTATACAAAAACAGCCTTAAAACGTGACATGAAATTAAAGCCAGTTGACGAAAGCAAGCATGATGCTACATTGTGGGCAGTAGGTGGTGGAAAATGGAAAGATTTTGTTCTGTATCACATTGATAACACTATTGAGATTAAGCAGCGTAAAGTGAAATTATTGGACGTTACAGACAAGAATATTGCTGAAGCGCTTTACACAATAAATAAATCAGCTAAATTAAGTAGGGATACGAAGCAATCAAGCTATCACAATAAAAACTTTCAAGTGGTCGGTGCATCGAAAACTAGGCAAAATAAACTGTATGATCTTAAAGATGAGGTAATTAAGAAGTTGTTAAATGAAGATAGAATGAATATTGAAGGGTATCATGAACAAGAATCTTACAATGGAGATACAAATTATTTAATGATGTTAAAACTGGAAGGTTTTACTTTTCACATTCCGACTAGTGAAAAAGAAACAGCTGGCTTAAAATCACTCGGTGAAATAGGTGTGATATCGGCAGAAAAAACTAGAAGTACAACTATTAATTTCTATGAGTCTGAAAAGCTACTAAATCACTTTGTAAATAATCAATAAAAATAACAACACAAAAGGGGATAAACTAACATGAAAACAATCAATGATGTAAAATTCAACCAGAAAAACCAAGAGGATAACACATATTATGGAGAAATCACATTGTCGGTAGCGATTAAATCATCTGATCCACTTCACGAAATCCAATCTAAGCTAGATGAAGATGGACTCAGAGCAGAACTATCATTAGATCCAGTAGGAGGCAACAAAGTAAATACTGAAGTATTAGCCGTATGGAAAACCGAATGGAGCAACATGGATGACTAACACAACAGTATTTACAACACAAATAAACCCAGCTAATGTAGGTGTTTGACGAAACTATTAATCTATGTTAAGCTAGAGAGTACGTATGATATACATTGACAGACGTATATACTTATAGAATGTGAGGGCTGTTGAACAGCCTTCTAGTTTCTTTTACTATTTTTTTGGGAGGATATAGTTTACCACTATGTATGGTATAACTCGATGATATTTCTTATTATATAGCTTAGTTTTCTGAATGTCAATGTTATACCACCATGAATTTAATTTTTATACCACCATACAATTTTTTAAGGAGGTGATCTATGAGTAAGGACAAGTTGATTCATTACCTAGACACAATGTCACTATAGCCAATAAGGAAAAATAATAATAAAAAAGGGGAAATTAAAATGACAAAAGTATACAGCTTTGAGAATGCGGTAAAAGCTAAAACAAAATTAGAGCAAGTTAAAGAACAACTAGTTGGTGGGAATGTGTCGGATGCTATCAAGGATCAGATTTCAAATGTGATTGAAGAATTATTTCAGGAATCATCTGAGGGCATGGAAGGAATAACTGAGAGCTTGGAGGGAATATCTGAGGGATATAAGAAACTAACTATTCAAGCACAGGATCAGGCTGAAGAGGCAATCAGAAACTTTAATAAAGTGAGTGAAAACAATGAATGGCTCACTGAAAAATTTCACACAGCTCACAATATAATCGAACGACGAACAGCTGAAAATGCATTACTTACCTACTTTATCGATAAACAGGACTTACATGGAGAATTTCTGAGTTTTGTTCAACACATAGCTGACACTGAGAATGATCGAGAAGATATTAAACAGGCTGCCAATGATTTATATAGAGATCATGAAGACTACATGTTTGCTGAATATAGGTGGTATCGAGAAGAAAAGGAAAATGAAATAGAGATGGCTGAGACTGAATGATGGTTGCGGGGCAGTATCTGCCTCTGATTATTATATTGCGGTATTAATATTAGAAAGGGGAGGAATGTTGAAATGGAACAACAACTAACTAAGAATTACGTAGTATTTTCACAAACAATGGCAGGTTACATGATGTTAAACGGTTGTAGATTAATAAAGGCTGCACCACATCGGAAACAGCCTACTAAGAATGTATACTACTTCCCTGACACAGAATACGTTAGGGAATTTGCCAACAATTACATAGAATTACGAAAGAATGCTTAAACATAATAAACTAATCTAAGAAATCAATCAGAAGGAGAAAATTACATGAGCAATACATACGAGGAAATTATAGAAATATTGAATTATAGAGAACAAGAAAAAATACACTTTATGCCCAATGAAATATTTGAGGATTTGCAGACAAATTTATCTAAGAGTCCTCATATTACATTTGCGTATAGTTACTATTATTTAATTAGTTGGCTATATAGAAATGCCAAATATGGTACACAGAGTATAGATGTTGCAACGATTAAGCAACTATTAGGATACAGCCCAACCACCAAAACAATCAATCATATCATCAAGAATGGTGGTGTATTGGATTTGTTGGGATATACAGAAACAACTAGTAATTATCCAATAGCTTGGGGAATGGATGAATACAATGATCCTGAATTCTTCTTGATTGATGATGCAGATTATTTCATGAAGAAAGAAATAAGAATGGAAAATGGCAATAGGTTTACTGCGAAATATCCAATTAAGCATCTTCATATCAATCAAGAAGATTATGAGGATGAGATGAAAACTGGTGTATTCTATGATGTTAGTAATACTCATATGATTGACTTTGAGACATTTATACATTGTATGAGTATAGAAAAATTAGGAGTTACAGGCTTCTATTTATATGGCTTCTTAAAGAATAAAAATCAGATATATGGTGAGGGATATGATGTTCCTTTGCCTAAGTTATGCGAAGAGACTCAGCTATCATATCAGTCATTAGTCAGCTACTTAGATGCTCTGAGAAAATACAACCTTATCGATGTTGTACATAATCAAGATTATTATGCGCCGGGCTTAGAGGATGAATATAGGAAAGCTAATACATACATAACAAACGATCCAATTAGATTTACTTTCATAGAACAAGGATATAAGAAGATGAATGTTAAGACTTATGATGAACATATCAAGATAATTTCTAAGAAGAAAAAGAAGGTTGCATTTGGAGAATTACCATTCAATTAATGCAAACCTGAAAGGTAGTTTATTTGTACAAGATGAAACTCGGTTTAACAGTAGTATTCCGAAAGGTAGTTTATTTGTACAAGATGGAATCCAGGTCATAACTTAGATTTATATTAACAATATACAAATAATAACAACTATATAATATGTATTATATGTAGTCAAAATAAACTACCTTTCAAAAATAACAACTAGTAGATAACTGTATTATATGTAGTCCAAATAAGCAACCTTTTGGATTCTATAGTTTAATCAATGTAAATACAATGTTACTAAAAAGCGTTACATAAATCAAGGGGAAACTAGCTAAGTCAGACATTCAATCTGACTTAGCCGACCAAAAAACACATAAATCATAAAGGGGAAATTATATAATGGCTAACTTAACGAATCAAGTATTAGTATACTCAGTTTCAACAGATGCATTTTTCAATAACGAGGAAAATCAAATTGGCAGCAAGCTAATGGATCTACGTATAAAAAAGAATGAGCTATTGTCTTCCGAAGAGAATACAGGTGAGGTTGATGATCTACTCAAAGATGTCAACGAATCGATCAACACTTTAAGCAAAGAATTAAATGTTCTACTGGATAACAATAAGGATATCAGAACACTCAGACGTGACCATCTATATACATATAATAAAGAACAGAAGAAAGAAGTCAACAAATCTAACAAAGTTGTAGCACTGTTTGAATCATCATTTACTAGGCTACTAGGATTGAGTACAAAGGATGTAAATGAAAGTGTTGTTATCGTCAAGGCTTACCATTATAAGGCTCTTGAGAATCTTATTAATAAAGGGTTCTACTACGGTGATGATAATGAAGAGTTTGTGTTTTGGTCATCAAGTGCTGGCCAAATGAAAAATAAAAAATGTGTTTTCGTCAAGAAGACAATTTTGGATCAGAAAAGGGTTAATGATCAAGGTGTAGAATATACAGCCAAGGATTCTCTAATCGCTGGACTGGATTGGGGTAGGATCAATAACACTAAGTTTAATAAAGGTGAAGATGTTGAATATGGCATCAATATTAATAAGTATCTGGCATATTTAAGTCTACAGAATACAGCAACTGTTAAATGGGATGATTTTGATATAAATCAAGTTATAGTTGTTCCTGACTTAGAGATTGATGTTACTGATACAGTTGAATTTATCGACAGAGATACGTATCAGATACATCCACCAGAAGAGAAAACATTGCCTATGAATGTATCTGATGGAGTTGGATTAATTTTACCCACTTTAGCTGATAAGAATTTTCAGTTTAGGATTCCGTTTGGGAAAGGACTTTTATCTCCGTATGACTTCTTGGCACATGCTAAAAAGGTTGGTAATTATGAGGTTGTAGATGTTTGGGGAGAAACACATCATTTAGTTAACGATAACGTGAAAATTATATTATCTGCAAGCCAATTAAAGACTTGGAAATATTATAACAGTATGGAAGAATATCGTGAGTTGTTCCGGAAGTACGAGTGTGAAGCCGGCAAATGCAACGAAGAAGTTGTGACAAAGGATATTCATCTTAACTATCAGTACATACAGAGTTTAGACATGGAGTTTGACGAGCTTGAAAAAATTGCTGAGAAAACAAATGATGATATTAAGCAACTAGGAAACAAGAAAAATGTAATGTTACGGTCATTAGGAGCGACAGAGGAAAATGAGAAGAAGAATAATTTCCAACAAGCATTGTTAATGTATGACAACTTGTTAAATGATTCCCATGCTAAAGAAATGATCAAAAGTAAGAAGTCATCAATGGTTAAGGATGCTAAATCAGGAACGTTGAGAGCAGATGGAAAAAGAATGTTTATACTGCCTGATTTGTATGCTTACTGTGAGTTTTTACTAACAGGTAATAAGAATCCCGAAGGTTTGTTAAATAAAGGTGAGGTGTATACCAAGAAGATTAAAGCAGGTACTGTTGATATTCTAAGATCACCACAGCTCTACAGAGAGCATGGGATACAGAAGAATACTAGAGGTAGTGATTTGAGCAAATGGTTTAACACTGGTGCTATTTATATTAACAATAAAAATTTTCTCGCACGTTTGCTTCAATGTGACTTCGATGGGGATCAAGTTAATGTGGTCAACCCAAATACTAAATTTGTAGAAGTTGCCAAACGTAACATGGAAGCTGATAAGATTGTTCCATTGTACTATGAGATGTCTACAGCGCCTTTACAGACGTTATCTGAGAAGTCTATATACACTAGTCTCATATCCAGTTTTGGGTCTGCCATAGGGTCGATTAGTAATGATGTGACGAAGGTGTGGAACTCGGGAAAACTGGACAAGGATAAACAGGATGCAATAAAATTTTTGACCATGTATAACAACTTTATGATAGATTTTAGTAAGACTAATTTCTTGCCGAAGCCAAAAGGTGATGCTAAGAGACTGATACGACAATACACTAAAGCCAAGTCTCCATACTTTTTCCAGTGGGCAAAGGATAAAGAAGTATTCGAAGATAAAGTTGTTGCTGAGACAGAAAAGGATGTAGATGAAAATGGCAAAGAGTATGACAAAGTGATTAGTGAGTACATGCCAGTTATGAATATGCTAGAAGATATTATTGTAGATAAAAGGATTACATTCAAGAGTGTGGCCGACACATTCGATTACACTAAGCTGATGAGTGTGGTTAATTTTAAAAGTGAGGGCAAGGATCTAGACAAAGCTATTGTCAGTGCCTATAAGAAAATCAACAGAAGAAAAAAGTCTATGATCGATCAAAACTCTGAGACAGATAAGGAAAATAAGTATGTGTACGCTGCTAGAGCAATGAAGGATGAGATAATGGATGCCGCAAGAGAAATAGAAGAAGATGTGTCTGATGTTTATGTTGCTGATTGCTTGATTTATCATTTTCATGTAACAAATAAGAATGGCAATAAGAAGACAATGTGGGAAGCATTTGGAGATATTATAGTGACAAATTTAAACTATAAGCTGAATGGAATTAAGATTTGTCAGTATTGTAGTGATGGATTTAAGGCTAAGAGTCATAAGAATAAGTATTGTTCTGATGCGTGTTCTAAAGAAGGAGAGAAGATTATTAAGAAGGTTAAGAGAAAAAAAGCAAAAAATAATTAAAAATGGCGATTGACAAAATTTCAATCTGTTAAAATACCGATCAATACTATGTTTTAACAGATTGAGATAATCGACTATATAGGGGAGAGCAGACAGAAGATTAATAGATCACAAAGAGTTTATAAGTCTGCTTTTCCTTTTATTATTTTTAACTAAAATTGTACATAGGTAATTTTATTATATCACAGGTTAAATAACATTACAAGCAAAATATCAAAATTAATCAAAAGAAATTTTACAGGAGTTTCACTTCCTTTAAACGTGAGCTTTAAAATACATACTGACAGAACCCACCACGCCTCTTCACAATGCGTACCAAGGTGGGACTATTTATTTTTTATTTAAATTTATTTATACGATTCCGTAATTAAATATTATCACAGGTTAAAAGTAAAGTAAAGAGGTAAATTAAAATAAATTAAAATAGTACAAGTGTTCTTATTATGTCGTTGATTCAGCGACTATAAATAAGTGGATTCCCCGATTAAACCACGCAACATTTCCCCGAATTTAATAGTCAATAACTGGCTGAGATCATTATCCCCTTTTTGATCTTGGCTTTTTGTTGATTAAAAAAATTTAGAGGAGATAGGAAAATGGAAAAGACAGTAGAAAATTTTAGAGACGATTTAATCATAGTAGATGGGCAGGAACTATATCCTATTCCAAATTTCAGCAGGTATTATGTTGATCTTGATGAAGGCAGAATATGGAATAACAAATCTGAAAGATGGATAACTGCCAATCCAAATTATCTTGGATACTGTTACGCAAGAGTGAAGGCAGATGACGAGGGAAAAAGTAAATCTATATCAGTACATAATTTAGTCATGATGGCTATGACAGGAAAAGATAAGACGATGTGGAGATCACAAGGACTAGAAGTGCATCACATAGATAATGATACGAAAAATAACGAAGCGACCAATTTAATGCTTGTCTCTAGAAGTCAACAATATCAAGACCCAATCACAAAAATTACGCTATCAAATCGAAGTAATAAGCGATTAACTAAAATTGATGTGATTGCTATTAAAACTGATTGGATTGAATGGGAAGGTAGAAAAGGCGAGTTTTATAGTAAGTGGGCAGATGAGTTAGGGATGCATACACGAGGAATACAAGATGTCATTTTGGGTAACACATGGAAGAATGTTGAGGTTGAATAAATGAATAAAGAGACCAGAGGAGAACTTTTAATTCGTATGGAAGCCGCATTAGATCGTATGGAGTTAGATGGAGCTAAAGAGGAAAAAGATGAGGATTACATAAAATTTAAACGTAAGTATGATGCCATAAAGGATGGAGCAGATTATACGGTTAGAAGCGTAGCACTAGAAATGATTGCAGCATATGCTTGTATGATACCTTTATGTAATTATGGCTTTAACAACAAACCTATTAAACCTAGAGGTGATATACGTAAGGTGGTAGAAAATGCATCTGCTTTTGTGAAGGAATTAAATGGGTGGAAACAATGACTTCTCAATCAGAGTTGTTCAATAAGCTTAGGAGAATAGTACAGAATCAGATGAAAGAGACAGATACTACATATCAAGATGTGCTGGATGTTATTAAGAAAGAGAATACATAATAAAATTTTCAAGAGTGTAAACATTTTGTATACATAGGATAAATTACTACATATTAATATAAAATAGTAAAATGGTAGAAGGAATATAGTCATACCTTGTCGAATATTGGTAGTGGAAGATAATATTTGATAAGGGGTGTTGTTGGATGAGCGCTGAGGACATAAGAACACAAGTTACAGATGAGTGGTTACAAGAGTTAAAAAAAGAATTACAGGATAAAAAAATGGAACTGGAGAAAAAGGAAACAAAGTTACAAAGGTTAGAGGTAATGAAAAAGACAATCAATACTGTTTCATCCTGCTTTTCAAATGAAGAAGGATATCAGGACAAATATCTACAGTTTTTCAATTTTGATGAATTGCTCAGTGAAGTAGAAACTATAAATGAAGGAAGAAATGACCTTGAAACCAACGATGAATTATATTTTTTGAAAACTACTATAGATGAATTGGAAAGAAAATAAATTAAATTAAGGCACTCGCTAATGTGGGTGTCTTTTCACCTAGCTTATATTGCAAAATACTTTCATCTAAATCATAATAAGCTTATGAAGGAGGTTTGTAGGATGAAGAAGATATTGTTGATGCTATCATTATCTTTAATATTATTATCTGCTTGCAATAGCGTGAACATACATGAAGATGTAGATGAAGAAGTAGCAGAAGATGCATTGCAGTTGATGGATGTTGTTACTACCAATGTTGACAAAGGAACACTATACGAAGATGCAAGCAGCGAAGATCAAAACGTTGTTGATAGTTACTATAGTAAATATATGGGTGAGTTTAGCACTAAGAAAGATTTGTATGATGATGTAGACGAAGACATATTAATCATATCTAACGCAACAACAGCAAGATATATGGAAGGAATAACCCTAGAAACTGAAAAGGATAGTTTAAAAGATAGCGAAGAACGATTGAAAGAATTTGTTGAGTCTGGTGAAGGATATAATATTGATTAGTTAAGACACTTGCTATTGCGAGTGTCTTTTATTATGGACAAATTTAGTTATTGGAGGAAGCTGAGATGTTAAAAATTGGAATTGAATCTGAAGGTGCTAATTATTTTGTTTTTATAGATTTTCCTCCTGATATGGGAATGGTTGGATTTAATACATTAGAAGATGCTGAAAAGTATTTGGCTGAACAAAAGTTAAATTCAGTTGATGACAGTGTTCTTGATCATTACATTGTTAAATTTGTAAAAAAGGAATCGTTTTGAATTAGTGAGTTTAAAAAATAAAGGGGATATGGATAATGGACTATGAATTTTTATATGGCAAGGATGCAGAAGATTTAACATCAAGAAATTACTACAGTCACTATCACATTATAAATAATATGAGGAATAAACTCATAGAAATTGGTTGTATCAAGGAAAGTGAGATTACAGCAGAGGTCATTAAAGACATTGATATGATTAAAAGATTGACCGATCAACTGGACTCAAAGATTGATCAAGTCAAAGATACATGGAGGGTTATTGAAAAGGTTGAAGATAGTGAAATGAATGAAGAAGAATTAGAAAAGTTAAAGGGGAATGGATAATGAGTAAAATTGATAAGTTGGTAGTTTGGCATGTGAGCTTAATAATAGGATTACTGATGATAATAGGAATGATATCTATCGTTAATACTATATTCGGGATCAGTGTGAGTTATACAGTTGCAGCTATTGTGTATGTAGTTGTTAAGATTATTGATTCGGTTGTGAGTAGTCTGAGGGAACGGTCACAGTCTGTGAAGGTGGTAAGCGATGAGTGAGCCAGATGATTAGTAAGAAGCCATTGAAGCCATGCAATAAGTCTGGGTGTGCTGAATTGGTACGTGATGGAGCATATTGTGATAAGCATAAAAACGATAGAGTTAAACAGTATGATAGGTATGAACGGAATCAAGAGAGTAGGAAGTTTTATCAGAGCAGCAATTGGAAGAAGGTTAGAGATTACATAAAGGCTAGAGATGATGGATTGTGTCAGTGGTGCTTAAAGGATAAGAAGATAACTAAGGCTGATGTTGTCCATCATATTATAGAGTTGACTGAGGACATGAGTAAGGCATTAGAGCCTAGTAACTTAGAGTGTGTCTGTCATTCATGCCACAACGAACATCATAGTAGTAAAGGATAACAATAATATAATAGAAGGAGATTGATTAATAATGGAACAAAACAAAGAGAAGTTACTGGTAATAGAGTTGGATAAGGTAAAGAGTTTGCCGAGAGTATACTACAAAGGTGAAGAGATCAATATGAAACAGAAGATACAGTTTGAATGGGAAACTGGAGATGAGTCTGATGAAGGGTTTGCGGAGTTTTTAATACAAAATGTTACAGATGATCTGACTACAGAGATTGCTAAGAGTATACATAATTCTTTTCGTAGTAAGTCGAGGATCAAAGGAGAGTAAAGAATGAGCATAGAGAGATTAGAAGATAAGATGGATAGATTGATTGAGAAGCATGAAGAAACAATGAAACGATTCGATGAGGTTGTTAGTAGGACTGATAGCATATTAGAAGAAATGAAATATCAGAGTCGTTTATATAGGAAAAAAGAAGGAATCGAATATCGATAAATAGAATATCGATAAAATAAAATCATAAAAAAGTAAAAAGTTGGAAAATAAATTTGAAAAAGAGGATCGGGGCTTGGTAGAAACTTTATTTAGATTTCGCTCTAGACCCCCTGCCAATCAACTGTGCAACTTTTTGAGGTTTTTAATAGGGGCGGTTTCAAAATTTTACAAAAAAGTAGGTGAAAATCATATGGAAGAAATTAAACCACCAACATTTTTAAACGCAGCTACAAAAAAGAAATATATTCAAGTAGCTCAAATGTTGATGGAAGATGGGAATTGGAAAGATGGTGATGATATAGCTCTGTCAGCTTTATTTGCTAATTACCAGAGATGGATTCAAGCAGAACGAGCCATCAAGAAAAATAAAAGTTTAACATTTACCACAGACTCAAATTATTCTCAACAAATACCAGAGATATCAATCGCAAACAATGCCATGAAGTCGATGCTATCATTCATTAAAGAGTTTGGCTTATCACCAAAAGAGCGAAAAAAATTAAAGGATACATTAATGGGGGATGGGTCGAGTGGTGGAGATGATGAGTTAAACAACATGATTGTAAAATAGAAAAAGGTGAAGAAAGGTGGAAAATAACAAGTATTATTTTGATGAAAATGAAGCAGAAAATGTAATCAAATTTATAGAAAAGTTAAACTTACCCAAAGGAAAACAAGGTCAGAAAATTAAATTGTTGCCATACCAGAAGAAAATTATAACAGATTTAATCGCTACTAAACGTGTTAAAGATGATTTAAGACGTTACAGAGAAGCCTTTATTACAATGGGTAGGAAGAACTCTAAATCATTCATAGTAGCCTGTCTGTTTGTCTATGTGTTATTTACTGACAAGGAAACTGGACAGGAAAATATTATAGTAGCCAACTCCAAAGATCAAGCGAACAATATTTATAATATGGTTGAGTTCATGATTAGAACGAATAAAACATTGGCTAAACATTGTACAATCGTGAATAGCAGAAGAAAAATCTTAAGGAAAACTACAGATTCCTATATACAAATCTTATCCTCTGATACATCTAAACTTGACGGATATAATCCTTATTTTGCTGTAGCCGATGAAACACACGAGGATAAAACAGGTGGCAACAACTATACTAAATTACAAACAGGTATGGGCGCACGTAAACAGCCTCTAATGATTAGTGTTACAACAGCAAGTAACGGACAAGACGAATATAATACTGAATATAAAAAGTATCAATATGCCTTAAAGGTAATCAATGGTGAAGTAGAAGATGATTCATTTTATTCAGCTATCTTTGCAGCAGATGATGACTGTAGATTGGATGATGTAGAACAATGGTTAAAATCAAATCCTGCATTAGATACAGAAGAAGGTGGCTTTAGATCATCGGAAGAGTTGGAAAGGTTATCTAAGCAAGCACTTGCTAATCCAATTGAAGAAGCATCATTCAGACGTTATTACCTTAATCAACACGTTGTACTGGATAATGAGCAAGCTATCAATATGTCTAAGTGGAAACTCTGTGGTAAAGACTTTGATATGTCATTCTTAAAAGGAAAAGAATGCTATGCTGGACTAGATTTATCAATCAAAAAAGACTTCTCAGCATTTGTAATGGTATTCCCAATTGACGATAATTACTATATCGTTCCCCATTTATTCAAGCCTGCCGATACACTTCAAACTGATGAAAAATTAGATAGATTCCCTTATGTTAAATATGCTAATCAAGAACGTTTACATGCTACAAAAGGTGATCATGTTAACTTTAGATATGTTCGACAAATCATAAATGAATTAAGCATGGAGTATGATATCAAACAGATTGCATTGGATAAATTTGCTAGTGGTGGCATTGCTTCAGATTTAATGAATGATGGGCATATTATGGTAGATACTAAACAAGGATTCTATTTAAGCCCAACTATATCAGACTTCTATGAGTTGCTATTTGATCAAAAGCTAGTACATAACAACAATCCTGTTATGAATTGGATGGCTCAGAATGTTGTCGCAAAGGAAAATCCAAACGGAAAAATTATGTTTGATAGGGAGAAGGCTAGTTTTAAGATTGATGGAATAATAGCTTTGTTGATGGGATTGAATAGAGCTGTGTTAAGTCAGAAAAATAGTGATTATGATTCAAACGAAGCAATTGATGACTGGCTTGATATGTAGGAAAGGAATGTGATAAATGAAATTTATTAATAATTACATAGTAGAAATTTTAGTGATATTAGGGGTGCTGCTGATCATAACAGCTACTGCATTGATTAATCCAATTGCAGCAGTGTATGTATCTGGAGTGCTTTTTATTTTGTCTGCCATTTGGTTGATGAAATGGACAAAACCTAATGATTGAATGGGGGTGAATAAATGAATCTATTTGGAAGAGAAATAAGAAGTAACAGTAAAACAAGAACAACATTTACATCTGATGATGCAGCATTTGCAAAGGCATTAGGAATTGATATAGACGGTATCTCAGCAGATAAAGCAAAGGAAGCAACCTTTTATACTTGCTTAAGAATACTGTCTGATGCAGTCTCTAAATTGCCCTTAAAGTTACATCAGTCAAGTGATGAAGGTACAACAAAAGAGAATAAACATTACCTATATAATCTACTTAAATTAAGACCGAATCCAATTATGTCCAGTTCTACATTTTGGAAAACAGTTGAATTCCAACGCAATTATTTTGGCCATGCGATTGTAGCTATTGATTATCACAAGTTTGGTAAAGATGCAGGAAAAGTTAAATCTTTAATTCCTCTCGATATGTCCACTGTAGATATTTGGATCGATGACAGAGGAATATTAGGCAGTGAAAATAATGCTATTTACTATATTTATATTGATCAAAGAGGACATCAGTATAAATTTAAAAATAGTGAAGTGTTGCATTTCATCGGAATGACTAAAGATGGTATGCAAGGAATGGCAATCAAAGACTACTTAAAGACACTTGTTGAAAATGCTCAAGCTAGTACATCGTACACAAATAACTACTGGAAAAATGGTTTACATAGTAAAGGGATAATTAAATATATCGGTGATTTAGATGAAGGAAAACAGAAACAGCTACAGGAAAAAATGAGCCGTATTAGTGGGGGGATTGCCAATAGTGGAAAAATAATGCCATTACCCATAGGCTTTGATTATCAATCAATTAGCACGAGTATGGCAGATGCTCAATTTACCGAGCTATCACAATTAAACATAACACAGATTGCTTCAGCATTTGGAGTGAAGATGCATCAACTAGGAAGCCTCGAAAGATCCACAAATAGCAACATAGAACATCAAAATAAAGAGTTCTATGTTGATACGTTACAACCAATTCTCACAAATTATGAACAAGAATTAACTTACAAACTACTCACTTCTAATGAGGTTAGCAGCGGTTACTTTTTCAGATTTAATGTTGACTCAATCCTGAGAAGCAACACAAAAGAAAGAGCGGAGTATCTCACGACATTTGTTGAAAAGGGTGTAATGACACCAGCAGAAGCTAGAAAGCAGATTGATCTACCTCATTTAGATGGATCAGATCAATTAATTGTTAATGGTAGCTACCTCAGCTTAGAAGATGCTGTTAACGGTGCTAACTATGATAGAACAGGCTTGGAAGGGGGTGAAAATGAATGAGTGAGAAAGAAATTAGAATGTTGGATAGCCAAATAGAGATAAGAACAATTGGCGAAGAAGATGAGAAAAAGGATGTCATTGTAGGCTATGCCTTGCGCTTTAACACCTACTCAGAGGATTTAGGAGGCTTTATTGAGACTATCGAGCCTAGAGCACTAGATCAAGCTAGAATGGATAATGTGGTAGCTTTAATCAACCACGATAGTTCACTGGTATTAGGTAGATCAACAAGTGGTACTTTGAAACTTGAAACTGATGAGTTTGGATTAAAATATACTATTGATCCACCAAATACTTCTTATGCCAGAGATTTAATGGAGTCTATGAAACGTGGTGATATTAGTCAATCAAGTTTTGCATTCTCGTTAGATTATGCCGATGACGGTGACGAAAGTTGGGCACACGATAGGGATAGAGATATCTACATACGCACAATTAAGCGATTCAAGAGTATCTCAGACGTATCTGTGGTGACTGTTCCTGCCTACAGTGATACTCAAGTAGTAGTTGCTCAGAGGTCTTTAAATGAACACAAGAGCGAGCTACAAAATGAAATAAACAAACGGAAAATGTTAATCGAGTTAGAGCTATAAGCTCTATTTTTTTATGTCAAAAATACAAAACAATTTTAAAGGAGACAAAATACATGGACAAATTACAAGAACTACGTCAGCAACTAGCAGCAAATAAAGAAGAGGTACGAGGACTTCTCAACGACAACAAAGTAGAAGATGCAGAAGCAAAAATGGAAGAGGTACGAAACTTAGAGAAGACGATTGAATTGCAAGTTGAGCTGGACAAAGAAGAAGAGCGTGAAATGGACAACAAGTTTAAAGAAGAAAAGCGTGAAAATAAAGGAGACAGCAAAGTGGAAAAAAGAGAAGCATTTTTAAAAGCAGTGCGAGGAGTTAAATTAACAGATGAGGAACGTGCTCTAGTAGTGACAAGTCCAGATGAAGATGGTGGTTATCTAGTTCCTGAGACAGTATCTACTACTATTGAAGAGTTGAAACGTAACTACAAATCAGCAAAATCATTAGTCGATGTAGTACCGACAAGCACGAAGGCAGGCTCATTCCCTGTTGAAAAAGGTGGAAACAACACTGAGCTAGTTAATTTTGATGAGGATAATACTGGTTTAGCAGAACAAACACCTAAATTTACAAATGTTGAATATAGTGTTGCTGCTTACGGTGCTATCACTCCACTTTCTAATTCCTTCCTACAAGACGAAGCAGGCAACTTCATGAGCTATTTGAATCGTCTATTCGCTAAGAAAGCTATTAAAACTGAGAATAGCAAGATTTTTGCAGCATTGAAACAAGGTAAAACAGCTAAATCAGTTACAGATATTAAAAGTATTAAAGCATTGTTCAATAAAGATTTAGATGCAGCGATTGCTGAGAATGCACGTGTGATTACTAACCAGACTGGCTTCCAATTCCTAGATGAAATGGAAGATAAGCAAGGTCGTCCACTATTACAGCCAAATCCAGCTAATGCTACTCAGAAGCTATTGCAAGGTCGTGTAGTAGAAGTGTTCTCCGATAAGGAATTGCCTAACGTTTCAGGAAAAGCGCCTATCTATGTAGGCTCATTTACCGATGCAATCAAAATGTTTGATCGTGGAGTTTACGAAGTGGCTATTTCTAAGGAAGCAGGATTTACTAAGAACCAAACAGTGGCACGTGTAATTGAGCGCTTTGATGTGAAGAAAGCTGATGCAGATGCTTACGTATACGCTACTCTAGCTGAGCCTGCTGAACCTACAGAGTAAGAAAGAGGTGATAGCTAATGTTGGAATTGGCTAAGGAGTACATAAGAATAGATGGAAGTGATGAGGATTTAACTATTCAAATGCTCATTGATACAGCTAAACAATATATCAAATCAGCAACTAATGTTGACTTCACAGAGAACAATCATGCTTACAAAATGGTTGTTCTCTTATTGGTTGTACGCTGGTATGAAAATAGAGGTATGGAACAGGCAGATGAATTAGATTTTACTCTATCTTCTATGTTGCTTCAGATCGAGCTAGAAGGTGTAAAAGATGAAACCAATTAATCCTGCAAAATATCGTAATCGCATTTCATTTCAACGTGAAGATGAGTATCAAACTGATGAAGGGCATTGGGTAACTGAATGGATAGATGTAGCTGAAATAGGCAAAGTTTGGGCTGAGATTAAGAGTGTCAGAGGCAATGAATTTATCATGGCTGGAGCTAACGCAGTAGATGTCACAGCACGTATAACAATTAGATACAACAAGCGTGTTACCGATGATATGAAAATTAAATACGGTGATCGAATGTATGATATTACCTTCATAAATAATCTCGAAGAAAGAAATATCGAGCTAGAAATTCTAGCTAGTGAGATACGACAATGAGCAGAATGAAAATGGAAATTGAGGGCTTTGACGAGCTTGTTCAACACTTTGAGAAGATGGGCAATGGAGCTAAAAGGTTAGAAGCAGAAGCCTTAAAAGAAGGTGGAGAGGTAATAGCAGAACATCAAAGAAAAGGTGTTAATCGTTCTGCTAAGAATCAGCCACACATTGAGGATAATATCGAAGTGGGAAGAGTGACAAATACTCAAGAAGGCTCAAAGGTGATTATCAGACCCAACAAAAAGGTAAGATGGAGAGCAAAGTTTTTGGAGTATGGTACTTCTAAGATGCCTCCTAAACCTTTTATAGAAAGAAGCGGAGAATTAGGACAGGCAGAAGCTTATGAATTAATGCAGGCTAAATTTGAGGAGGTCATCAATGACTAAATTTAAACACTATGATGCTCAAGTAGAATTACTGCAAGCATTGAGAAGTAACGAGGAATTGACTAGATTAGTCGTTGGCGGCTTCCACAATATGGTTGCTAGACAGACTTCTAGTTTTCCTCGAATTGTATACACAGAAATTAAGAATGCTGATGAGGATTTTAAGGACAATGAGCTGAGTATGGCAGTTGTCAATTTCCAAGTCAGTATTTTTTGTGATGAGAAAACAATCATTGATCAGACAGCAATTACAAAGGAAGTTGCTAGGACAATGAGTGAAATTGAGTATCACAAATATGACCAAGAAAATTTATACGAAGAGGATACAGAGTTGTATCACAGAGCAATGAGATTCACGAAAAATATTTATTTATAAAACTATAAAAAATGAAAAGGAATGATTTAAAAATGGAAAACAAAACAAAATTGGTACACGGACTATCGGACTTTCACATCGCAATTTTAACAGAGGATGATAAAACAGCAGTTGAGTATGAATCACCTGAGGAGTTGGAGGGAGCAGTTGATGTTAGTGTGAATCCTAACACTGAAACTAACACTAAATATGCAGACAATGGTGCATTTGGTGTCTTGAATAGTTTGGGGGATATTGATGTTGATCTAACAGCAGTTGATCTACCACAACACATTCAAACGAAAATATTCGGTCATGACCAGTCTGGCGATGTTGTATTCAGTAACGTTGCAGACGAAGCATCAGAGTTGGCACTAGGATTTAAAGCTCAAATCCAAGGTGGCGGACATAGGTTCTACTGGTTGTTAAAAGGTAAGCCAGAATTGACTAATATCGAGCATTCAACTGATGAAGGAACGGTAGAAAGTCAAGATACACAGTTAACACTGAGGTTTACACCTTTGCGACACAATGGCAACTGGAAAGCACAATTAGACAGCAAAGAAGTTACATCAGCAAAATGGTTTGAAAATGTTGTTTACGATGAAGAAACTGCAACAGCCGTACAAGGAACTGAAACAACTGAATAATAGCACAGTAGAGAGTCATTAATTTGGCTCTCTTTTTTTAATGAAATTTTAACTATAAAGGAGAATGTTAAATGGAAAATTTCACAATCGAACTAAAAATAGATGGCAAGAAAAAGAGATTTACAACACCTGCATTTGTTAAGGGCGGACTGTTTAGACAAGCGGTAGAAATATCTCAAAGTATAGAAAATGAGGTATTTGATATAAACAAATTTGATGGATATATCCAATTTGTAACAGAAGTGTTTGGTGAAAAATTTACAGTAGATGAATTTGAAAATGGGATTGATGGACGTGAGTTACTGAAAACCATATATGCTACAACCTTCTTTGTTTTAGATCAGGTAAGCACAGCTACCAAGATGCTAGCAGGAGATACAGAAGCAAAGCAAGATGATGGAAAAAAATAAGTCTGGGTGAGTCTGTGAAAGACATGTATTCCTCTCTAATTGAGTTGGGCTACACTCAGAATCAAATTGATGAAATGGATATTATCTATCATATGAAATTGTTAGCACATAGAAAAGCAAACAGAAAAACAAAAGGAAAAGGTAAACAATCGAATCAATCACAAGTCACGATTGATCAAATACCCGGATTCTAACTTAGAAAGAGGGTGAGAATAAATGTCAAGAGATATGGGAATTAATCTCATAGCTAATACGAGTCAGTTTAAATCTGATATGAGCGCTGTTAATAGGTCTATGCGAACGGTTAAGACTGAAATGGAAGCAGCAAGAAATGAAACAGATGAATATGGAAATAAGATTCAGGATAATGAAACAAAGGTTCAGAGCTTAACAAAGCAAATGGACAATCATAGAGAAAGAGTCAGTCTACTCGAAAAAGCACATGCTGATTCTGCTGAACAAACTGGTGAAAATTCTAAGGAAACTCAAGAGTTGGAAGCTAGGCTAAACAAAGCAAACAGTGAGATGAATAAAACTGAGGGTCAGTTAAAACAAACTCAAGCTGAAATGGAAGAGTTAGAGTCTGCCACTGAAGATGCTGGAATGAGCTTTGAGGAATTTGATCAGAAATTCCGCGATGTCGGCGGAACAATGCGAAATGTTGGTGGAACAATTGCAGGGGTCTCTGGTGTTGCATTAGCAGGATTGGTCAAGCCTATGCGGGATGCAGCTGAGGTTGCTATAGACTTCGAATCTCAGATGAGCAGTGTAGAATCTATAAGTGGAGCAACAGGTAGTGAATTGGAAGCCTTAGAGGATCAAGCTAAGGAACTTGGCCAAACAACAAAATATTCAGCGAGTGAAAGCGCAGAAGGCATGGAGATGTTAGCCCGCGCAGGATTCGATACAAGCGAAATTATTTCCAGTATGCCAGGGCTGCTTGATCTAGCTGCATCATCTAATATGGATTTAGGTAGAGCTGCGGATATAACTTCCAATATCATCTCAGGATTTGGAATGGAAGCTGAAGAGGCAGGTCGAGTATCTGATGTACTAGCAGCAGGAGCAGCATCTGCAAATCTCGATGTGGAAGGTTTGGGAAACAGCATGGCTACTGTTGCCCCAATTGCTGAAGGTTTAGGTATAGGCTTTGAAGATTTAGCAGCAGCGACAGGTATCATGGCAGATTCGGGTATTTTTTTAATGCCCCTTATGCAAGCAATTGCATAACGACAATTGAGGAAAATCGGTGAAGGCTAAGGTTATTGGTTTATTAATCAACTCTAATCGGTAGGAGTGATTAATATAATAGAAGAAAAAGAGTGTAGTAAATGTAATGAGATTAAGAGTTTAACAGAGTTTTATAAAGACAAAAACAATAATGATGGTTGCGACTACTATTGTAAGAAATGTCAGAGGGAAAAGAAAAACAAGTATATCATTACTTGCAAAACGTGTGGGAATGAACATAAAACAGCTAATAAGAAAGTTAAGTATTGTAGTAATAAATGTAAACCTCAAAACGCATCACAAAAAATAAAAGTTGAATGTTTTATATGCAAAGATACCAAGGAGATTAAACCATCTCAGAAGCTGGGGAAAAAGCACCATTATTGCTCTGAGAAATGTAAGAATAAAGGATATAGTCTACTGTATGCTGGAGAAAACAGTAAAAGGTATAACCAAGTTTCGGTCAATTGTGATACTTGTAAAAAGGAATTTAAAAAAGTAAAATCGCAATCAGAAACGTATGAGATTAGTTACTGTTCCAATGAGTGTAAAGCAATAGGTCAATCTAAAAGGTTTGCAGGTGAAAATCATCCTAGATGGGATAGTTCTATTACCAATGAAGAAAGAATAACAACTAGAAAATACCCTGCATATCACCAATGGAGAAATGACACGTTCAGACGTGACAATTATACCTGTCAATGTTGCAACGATAGTAAGGGTGGAAACCTAGTTGCACACCACATTTTAAACTACTCCGAACATAAAACCCTCAGAACAGAGTTATCAAACTCTATCACCCTCTGTAAAACATGCCACAAATTATTCCATGATACATACGGATACACGAAAAATAACTTAGAACAATTAAATAAATTTATGGATAACACTCAAAAGAGTGTTATTTTTTATGCTTATTAATAAACCAATAACTAAGCTAATACCGAGAGGGCTTGTATCACAAGTCTTTGTAACGCATAGGGAATGAGCGATATGATAGCAAAAATTTCCCCAAGAGTCTTCAACAACCTACTAATTAGGTTGAAAATATATGCTGAGCTAAGGATGAATTGACATCCTATAATGCGAGGAAACTCCTAGAACTAGAGGATAAAAAGCCTTTAGGATAACAAAACTGATTGAAGGTCAAAAATCTGGACGTATGCTAAGACAAGGTTTACTAAGACTATCCGATCCAACAGGTGAAGCTGGCGATCTCATCGAAGAATTAGGTATTAACGTGTTTGATGCAGACGGCAACATGAAGGAAATGCATGATGTAGTAGGTGAGTTAGAAGGCGGATTAGATGGAATGTCTTCCCAAGCAGAAACTGCTGCATTATCTACTATATTCGGTTCAGAGTCTACAGCGGGTTGGTCAGCTTTATTAGCTGAAGGATCAGATGAACTTGAAGATTACACAGGAGAGCTTGAAAACTCTGAAGGCGCTGCATCTGACATGGCTGATACAATGCAAGATAATGCACAGGGTTCTATTGAAGAGTTTCAATCAGCAGTCGAAGGCTTAAAAATAGAATTTGGTGAGGAGTTATTACCAGTTTTTGGTAATGCAGTCGATGGATTAACTGATTTGGTCAGAGGGTTCACGGAAATGGATGACGCAACTACTACAACAATAGCACAGACAGCTTTAATGGCTGCAGGTGTGTTAGGTGTTGTTACAGCAGTAGCATCATTAACAGCAGGTATTGGAGCTTTGATGGCATTTGCAGGGCCGGTTGGATTGGCGATAGTAGGGTTGACCGCTGGACTTGGCGCAATAGGAACAGGCATATATGCAGCCACCACTTACACGGAAGAAAATAAGAAAGCTAACTTAGATAATGTTGAAGCTCTAAATGATCAAGCAGTCGCATTAGAAAACAGTGCTGACACATTTGATAGATTATCAGAAAAAGCAAATATAAGTAACAGTGAACTCGGTGAACTCTACGATATTAACCAACAAATCGCTGATGCCACACATAGCGAAGAAGTAGATAAGTTGCAATCACAGTATGACAACTTAGCAGAAAAATCTGGCTTATCGCATGAAGAGTTAGACACTCTATTTGAAGCTAACGAAGACCTCATTGAACAATCTCCGAATATTGAATCCTCTATATCAGATCAAGGTAATGCGTTTGTAGACAACACAGATGCAGTAAGAGAGTATATTGATTCTCTGCATGAAGCTACTATGGTTGAAATGGAAACTGAAAGAAATAAGGCATTAGAACAAGAAACAGAACTAAGAAAAGAGATTAAAGCAGAACAAGAAGAGATTAACTATTTAATCGATCAGCAAGGTATATATACCAATGCCATTGATATGTCTGAATCAGAAATAAGAGACAGAAAGGCAGAAATTAAAGAGCTTCAGAAAGATACAATAGCTGGTAGTGAAGAAGAAAAACGTTTACAGGACGAATATACAGCATTGTTAGATGTTGAAAACGGTCATTATCTTGAAGGTGTTGAACGCTTACAAGAACAAGTCAAAGAAAAAAGAGAATCTGTTGACGCTTCTGAAGAAGAGTTGGCTAAGATTGAAGCATTGGATGAAGGTTTAGCAGATATACTGCTTAAACGTGAAGGTATTAGTGAAACTGGTCAAGAAGGTATTATCACACTAGAAGAAACAATAGCTAAAAATAAAGAAAAACTATCTGACTTAGATGAAGAGCTAGAAAAAAATGGTGAACTTTCTGATGATCAACAGGAGAAGTATGACAGTTTAGTTGAGCAAAATGGAGAGTTAGCAGAAGCACAAAACTATATAACTGATGAATTAGAATTATATGGTACTGTCAATTCTTTAGTGGAATCTCAGCGTGATAGTTTAAGCGAAGGAACACAGGAAAAATTAGAAAGTTTAGAAGCTACCCACGATATTGAAGTTGCTGAAGGTAATATCCTTGAACAAATTCAGAATAAAAATGGAAAGCTTATTGAGGAAAGAGAACAACTTGTTGAGAACAGAAAAGAACAAGGTGCTAATAAAGATGAAATAGATGAGCAGATTGAAGCTATTGATAGGAAGATAGACAAAGGCGAAGGCGTTGCCCTTCAGATGCTTAAAGAGTTGGATATACTCGAACTAGTCAGAGATGGTATTCAGCTTAACGGTGATCAATTAGTCGAACATCTTGAGCAATTAGGTTACACGACTGAAGAAGCTTATCAACTAGCTTCAGACTTGTCTGGTGAAACTGTTGAAGCACTTAAAGAAGGAACAGAAGAATCTGGACAAGCTGGTAAGGATAAAGGTGATGCCCACAAAGATGGCATTGACTCAACACTAGATGATAACGTAAACTCAGCACGAAATATAATTGGTTCTACTGACAGCGAGCTAGGCAAGGGAAATCCCGAATCTAAACAACATGGTAAAAACAAAGGTGATAACCACAGCTCAGGCATAATCGGTACTAGAATGAATAACATTAACAGCGCATGGGAGATCATTAACTCATCTGTTGATACCTTAGGTGAAGGAACAGCACAGTCTCAAAAAGCTGGTGAGAACAAAGGTAGCAGTCATGATACAGGGCTAGCGAGCACTATTGGATTAAACTTAAGAACTGGTAGGAATCTATCCTCTGACGTAACTGGTGCACTTGGAAGCACCACTGATGGCGGTGGTGGAAGTAGTGCAGGTTCAATGTTTAATACAGGTTTAGGAAACTGGTCAAGTCGAATAAGAGGTACAGGTAGCTCAGTTGCAAGCAATGGTCGAAGTGGATTAAATTCTGTTAGTACAACTGGCGCAGGAACTAACTTTGCTTCAGGATTCCAACGAGGGATGAATAATAGAAGTGACTCTATCTGGAGCACAGCTTGGAGCATGGGTCAAAATGCATTAAGCGCATTAAGCTCATCTATACGTACTGCCTCACCTTCAAGGGAAACTGCAATAACAGGTGGATTCTTTACAGATGGCTTTGCGATTGGTATAGAAGATCAAGAAGAAGAAGCCAAGAAATCAGCCACATCGATGGCTCAGAATACACATAAAGCTATGACAGATGAAATAGATGGTTTGGCACGTACTTTTAATGGCGCTGCTTATGAGATACAGGCTAACAAAGATGTCTTACAGGTTGAACATCAAATAAACAATAGTGGCATGGAATCAAGGATGGAACAATTAAGTGATTCATTAGATCAACTTACTGAGTTATTTGCAAACGTACTGGGACAACAACAGCAGCAAATCGAATCGAGTAACCGCCCTATCAATATTACTATGGATAAGGAAAAAGTTGGTCGAGGTGTTTACGACACAGTGGATAAAACTCAAATGGATAAAACTGATATACAAATGATATTAAACGGTTTCAGACCTAGTTCGGATTAAATTCTGTGTTAGGTCTTTTTAAAACAATAAGAAAGGATTGATTAAATGGCAGCAGAAAATGAGAAGTTAGTAACTGCTAAGAATAGCGAAGGAATGCCTGTTCCTGCACCTCAACATTACAATAGTAAAGCAGACAGATACGAACATGCAACAGGGGAAGATGGAGCAAGTCATGTCAATGTTAGCAATTTACCTACCAACCAAGACGTAACTATTACAAATCAAAAGGATACGCAAACGGTAGATGGATCAGTTGAAGTCGATAATTTTCCAGAAAATCAACCTGTGAGCGATGCAGAAGTATTAAATAAGCTAAATGAGTTGGATGCAATCAAAGAAACACAAGGGCAGATAATCGATGTTTTACAAAACACAAATGAAAGTTTATTAGCAACAAATGAAAAGCTAAGTAGTGTTATTGAGGATGGTAGGTTACAAAGTGATACTCAACTAACTGGGAGTAATGTTGAAAACGTAGTGTTTATAGAAGTGTTTGAAAGACATACAGAAATAGGTGCGGGATCAAGGGTGAGAACTATGGTTGATCCTGACGGCTTTAGCTTTAATCAATTTTCTGAAGCGATTTTTGTTACGAACTTTGAAACAAGTCCAGAAGAATGGAAAGTTGGAATAGCTCAAAAACAATTTAATTCTTCGTCTAGTAGAGATATTAAAGTCTTATTAGATGAAGGAGATATTACATCCATAAGGGCGGAATTTGATGCCTTCAGAATTATCGTTGAGCCTTATTTTTTAAGTGTAGAAATCTATAATGAAGGTGAAAGTGATGCCGTTTTAGGTGTATCGGGATTATATTTAATTAGATAGGGAGTGAAATTAAATGGATAAAGGAAAGTTTAAAGATTTAATCATAAAAACCTCAGAAGAGCATTCCATTATACTGAAAAAAATTCCACTGACAACATCAAACATAGAAGTGGTTGAAACACAGGTAGAAAAAGAAGGAACAACAACTTTTTGGAAAGAAATTATAGGTAAATGGAATCAAGAAGGACGTATTTAATACTCAACTAACGCACGTCGTATGATGAACAATTCTAGAGTCACTTTTTAGTGGCTCTTTTTTATTTATATATTTATGAAAGGAAGTGATCAATTTGAACCAAGTTGATGTAAAAGAGAAATATAACAAAGTAGATATTAAATTGATCCGCATTCATTCTGATTATTATTTTCTTAGGAATAATCAAATTATCACTGATAATAAGAAGGTGGAGCAATGACGGTTCACATTAAACAGTACGATAGTAGGTATGCTATTGAAGCTACTTTATCTAACGAAAGTGGCGCAGTAGATTTAACCAATACCACCATAAAATTTTCCATGCATAGCTACAGTGGAAGCAAAGTAATAAACCGTGTAGCAGAAATTAAGGATGCAAATAATGAGGTTGTATGGGCTATATTACAAGGCACTGATACAGCAGAAGCGGGTATGTTCAAAGGAGAGTTTACAGCTACTTTTGCTGACGGTAGAAAAGCCACTTTTCCAAGCAAGGACTATGTAAGAATTAATATTCAAAAGGGTCTTGGAGGTGAATAGATGGATTTAACTATAATCAAAAATGGTTATGAAGTTGATTTATCAGAATTAGGGTTAGATTGTTTATCCTTTCAAGTTGATTCCTTATCTTCAGAGCACAACAACGAAAATATAGAGGGGAAAGATGGACAAGTAGACAATGGCACTACTTACAGTAGCAGAATGATACACACTCGGTTCCTTTTTAAGGTTGATTCTCATGTTGATTTCCATGATAAGAAAGATGAAGTTTACAAGCTATTTGAATCAAAGGTTGAGCTAATCTTGATCGATGAAAGACAACCCTATAAACGTTGGAAAGTAAAAGTTAATTCAGATTTTATCATCGATAATGAGGAATCGCCTTCATGGAAGGAATTTGAGGTTGATTTCATATCGTTTTCCCCTTACGCAGAGTCTAGAGAGACAATGACAACCACACGTAATACACGAGTTACAGAATATTATTTCCTTAAAAACACACAAGTCAATCAGAACCAACAAGTAGATGAAACAGGTTCATTCTATGTTTTTAACACAGGTACAATCTCTATTGATCCAAGACAGTATAATTTACTGATCAAATTTACAGGTGCGTCCGACAGGCTTAGGATTCTTAATCGAATGAATGATACACAGTGGCAATACTATGGCACTACAACAACATCTGATGTACTTACATTTAGAAATACTTATGTAGACAAGAATGATGAATCCGTCTTTCGAGACACAAATTATGGCTTCATTGAATTAGAAGTGGGCAGTAATGAACTACAAATTTATGGGGCAACAGGAGACTGGGAAATTTACTTTGAGTATCGCCCATTGTATATATAAAAATTTTGCAAGAAAGGAGGTAACCAATGTTAATAATAAGTGACATACATGGCAACACAGAGCCACTAGTTGATTGCGAGCCACCAAAAAGAACAAGAGGAGTTAACAGAGATCACATATTAGAGGTTGCTATCCAATCAACTGATCGCAACGAAAGAGCCTTTAATCTCATAAAAAATGAATCTACTGTTACATGTGATGGAAGAGATTATATTATTAAACAATCACAAAGATCGATGGTTGGTGACAAAGTAGGAATTATTCTAACTGCTGTACATAAGTTTTTCGCAACAACGCTGGATAATTACCAGTATGATGTAATTGCAGGTGAAAGAGTATTATCATTGCATCAAGCATTAGAACATGCTTTAGCTGGTACAGATTACACTTTTACCATAACAGATAATTTTGATGGCTATTCATTTGAGGATTTTGGCGACGATAACTCTTTGTCATTGTTCAATAACGCTCAAGATAACTTTGGTTTTGAATATTTAATTGAAAATAAATTGATTACAGTTTATCAACAAATCGGGATAGAAACAGATGAACAAGTAAGATGGAAACATAATATTAAAACTATATCGGCAGATGAAGATACAAATGATTTTGCAACTTATATACGTGGTACTGGAAAACCTGCAGAAGATGAAGATGGAAGAGAAGTAGAAGGCGAGTATGTAGTTGAAGCTGAATACACGTCACCTAATGCTGAAATATTTGGTGTTCGACATGCACCACCGGTTGCGGATAATCGTTTTGTTGATGAGGATGCATTGATTAATTACATAAAATCACATCTAAATGATTATCCTCAAACTGAATATCAAATTGAGTATGAAGAATTAAGTAGCAATGGATTGAATGAAGTGTTAAACGTAGGTGATAGATTATTTCTTATTCACGAGCCACTAGATCTAGCATTCTTTACACGTATCATTGAAATTATTGATTATCCTCTAAACCCTCAACTTAAGCCTACATATACACTATCCTCTAAAAAGGAAACAACAGCAAACAGAGCAGTTACTGATAGAAAGAGTAATAAAGAAATCAAACAAGAGCTAAACAAGGTGACAGGCAGACAAACTGAGCTTAACCACAATCTTGAGGAGACGGCACAAGCTGTATCAGAAGTAGAAAATGCTATGGTGTTTGTCAATGAGGAAATGGAACGATTAGAAAATGAAGTTAGACAAGAGATAGAACAAGCTGTGGACGATACAAAGATCCTCAAACAAGTTAATCCCCCTCATCCCATACCAGCCTCCAATTTATGGTGGGATACTTCTGTCAATCCTCCAAGGCTTATGAGATGGGATGAATCTGATGGGCAATGGGATCCACTAGCACCTACAGAATCAGAAATAGATCAGCTTATAGAAGTCATGAGAGATGAGGCAATACAACAAGGAGAAACTTACACAAACGAAGAAATAGAAGCTACTGAATCAGCTATACTGGATGAATTGAACGAACAGACAGACGGAATCAATACCATAATCAGTGAATTAGATGTATCCGTTGATGGTATATTAGGACGTGTATCAAGTACAGAATCGGAAATCGATACTTTAAGTGGTGAAATAACTTCTACTCAAAGCAATCTATCCGAATTAAGTGTAGATGTCAATGGGATTAGCGGAAGCGTAAGCAGTATTACAGATGACTTAAGCGGTACACAAAGACAATTATCTGAATTGAGTGTAGATGTTGAAGGTATCACCAGTACTGTTAGTGACATAAAAATTGATGCTGATGAAGTAGAAAGTCGCATGTCATCAGCAGAATCATCCATAGAGCAAAATGCAACTAGCATTGAGGCAAAAGTAGATGTAGACGGTGTAGTAAACTCTATCAACCTATCCAATGAAGGCTTAACAATTGATGCTAATATGGTTGATATTCATGGATTAGTGTCATTCATCAACTCTGACGGAACAGCAGGAACAGCTATTGATGGAAGCACATTGGTTACTGGGAGTGTCACAGCAAACGAATTAAATGTTGACGAAATATTTGCCAACTCTGCTGTCGTAAGTGAAATCCGTTCAGGAATTATTCAAACTACAGACTTAGATGCTTCCAATATTACAACTGGTACATTGAACGCTGGAGACGTATCTATAATAAATCTTTCTGCTTCCAATATTACAGCTGGTACATTAGATGCTTCTCAAGTTAACGTGGAAAACCTAAATGCATCTTCCATTAAAACTGGTATTTTATCTGGTTTGGTGATTGATGGTGGAGCAATAACACAGAGTTCTGATGGAGCTGAACTTCAGATAGTGAATGGTGTTGTTAGCTCGTATTGGAATAATCAGTTATCCATGTCGTTTGGTCAGTACAGTTTAGAATTCTACAACAAGTCAGATGATCCATTAGGTAGAATTATACCTATATCCGAAGTGGGGTCGAATAAAAGAGGACTAGGGTTTATTATTGATAATGATATACTAAACATTGGTTTTGAACACAATAATCTTTATCGAGGTATCCTTAGAGCGGATATGGATGACAGTGTAACCACTATAACAGGCCCTTATAATAACCAAAATGATGGGGCAACACTACGACTGCTTGCTAACCGAAGGGCTGTTTCTGAAGGTAGATTCACATCGCATGACCAACCTGCTATCATACTTGATCAATCTGATACTACTAACGATGTGGACATATGGTTCGGTGGATTTAACAGAAGATCAAACGCAAGCACATACTTCCGCCACCGCTCGTCTGATAGCACGTATTCCACTTCTATGAGAGTATCAGGAAATTATGTACGTGTTTATGATGAGTTAAGAGTTGGAGGTGCGAACAATCCATCTGGCATTCTTCCGTATAGTAACAGCGTTCACTGGAGGTACAACACCAACAATTATATTCGGCAACAAAGCGATGGTAGAGTCAGTTTTTATATGGGAAATAATCAACGGCAAACGTTTAGTCCTGAAGGCGGAGCTGAGTTTCCCGGAAACGTGGCGGTTGAAGGAGATATTAGGTATAGAGGTCATAGGACAACTTCTAACTCGGTCAACACGCATATTTTTAGCAATACAGGCAGAATTGCAAGGTCGACATCCGCAAGAAAGTATAAGTCTGATATACAATTAGCAAGTGATGTTGATTATGAAAAAATATTAGATTTGAACGTAAAAAGTTGGTATGACAAGGAAGAAGTAAACGGAAATGTCGAAGAACAAGAAGAGGCAACGAGATTTTATGGTCTGATTGCAGATGAATTTGAAGAAGTGGGATTAGGAGAATTTGGTGTTTATGTTAATGGAGAAATTGAGAACTACAGCGATAGAGCATGGACACTGTTAATCCCTATAGCTAAGGATCACGACAATGACATAAATGACTTAAAAGTAGAAAATCAGATGCTAAAAGAACGTGTTAGACGATTGGAAAGTAAATTGGCTTAGGAGGAATAAAGTGGAAGTAAAAATTAAAAATGTATTATTAGAGAAGTCCATTGGGCTTCTCTTTAATTTGTCGTTAAAAGGTAAGCAGAGTAGGCATAGAACTAAGTTTATCAAACGATTAGAAGAAAGGTTGCAAGAGGTAGCTGAGGAAGATAAACAACTACTTCAGCAACATTGTCGTTTAGATGAGCAAGGAAATCCTAAGATAATCAATGGTGAACGTTATGATGTAAAGGATATTGAAGCATTTAGCAAGGACAAACAAGAGTTGTACAACGAAGAGTTAGTTATCGATGATGGTGACAGTCAAGCAATATTAAATACAGTCAGAACCATCCTAGATGAATGTAATGTTGAATTTAAAGATCAACAAGCTACACTGTACGATTATCTATGTGATCAGTTTAAAGTAGATGAAACTATAGAAGAAAACAATAAAAATGAAAAGGATGTTGGATAAAATGAGAATAGAAATAAATTCAGTAAATGTAAGCTACAACGATAAAAATATCGAGAGTGTAAGAGTTAACTTTAATGGAAGAAATGATGACAGAAGTATTAATGTGAATGGTAATTTGCGATTATCTGAAGATGAATATAAAGGTAATGAATCATTGGATATACTGGAAGAAATGGTTAGGGATTACGTTGTAACTGAGCTAACTGAAGATAATGGAGATAACACTGCTGAATAAGTAGTGTTATTTTTTATGTCTGAAATACAGGGGGTTGAGTATGAGTGAAGAAAATCAGTGGTATACGAATAAAGAATTATTTGAACAGTTAAATGGCATGAGAGGTGAATTTAATAACCTTAGAGTAGAAATGAAAGAAACCAGATCACTGATGAAGCAGTATAACGGTTTACGTGAAGAAATAGGCATCGTCAAGGAAAAAGTTGAACATATGGAAGCTGAGAAAAAAGGTAGAAGCTCAGTAGGTTCAGGTATTAGAAACTGGGGCGGTTGGATAATTTCATTTATTACATTGATTATCCTATTAGCCAAATTTTATGGAGGTGCTTAAATGAAAAAAGATAACACAATAGTAAGGCTAATTGTAATGTTGTTAGTAGGTGCTAACAGTATTGGCACGATGTATGGGTATAGCTTAATCCCATTTACAGATGAAGAGATTAGTATGGGTATCTCTGCAGTCGCATTGGTTGTTAGTGAAGTATGGAATCACTTTAAGAATAATAACTACTCAAAAGAAGCTAAGGAAACTCAGCAAGTGTTGGATAGGAAGAAGAAACAAAAATAA